CCCTCTGTTTTAGTGTTGTTGGTATTTATTATGGTTGGATTTGTGGGTTTATGGATTTATCATGGGATTATCATGGGATTAGAATGCAGAAAGCACCCGAAGGGTGCTTTCTTTTGAATGAAGTGTTGGGTTGGTTATCTAACGGTATAACCCAATTCGTGTTTGAGATTGGGTAAAAACCAGCAATCTTCATAATGTCGTAGCTTGTCACCATATTTCACGATAGCTTGCATACACCACTTAGCCAATTCGACTTTTATCGGACCTTCTGGGATGCATCTAAAATGAACCGATCCGATCGCACGTAAATCTTTTCGAATGGCATATAAACAGAGTTCAGGTGATGGTCTGTTTATGTGAAATATCGCTAGTGGATCCATGTCAATTAATGCCATGCACATTGCAGGTGTTCTATTTTTAACGAATCGTATATTATATGAATCCAGCTTTAATGCTAATTCAATATAATCTTCTTGATCATTAATCATATAGAATGATCGTGGTTCGGAATGCAATGCAGCTAAACAAATCTCTTCTGTTTGGTTTTTTACGTACTGCAACGCATATCCATTTTTCTCAACAGCAGCCAAACATATTTCGGGTGTTTGGTTCTTAACCCACTGCAATGCCAAATGATAGTTTTTCACTGCTTCCAAGCATATTTCGGGTGTTTGCGTTCTAACAAACCTTAATGTAAACCCATATAGTTTTACTGCTTCCAAACATAGGAATTCTGTTTGATACTTGACCAATTCAAGATTCATTGGGTTGGTATATATAGCTGCTAAACATTCATTACATCCAGACAAATCTATGCTTTTCGCTAACTTTTTGTCATCTGACATTCGATACGCATTAAGTAACGAATCAGTTCTATCAGAATCAATCGGTAATTTGCAATATCTAAGTATTTCGTGGTTCATGTACGCAGCCAATCTATCGCTATCCATTACGGTATATTCATACGGATGTTTCATCTGAAAACTCCAAGGTTAATTGTGGATTTAGCTTATTAAGCTGTTTGTTATTTCTTGATTCTATCATGGTCATTCACATTAAAGTTGTAATTAAATATCAAGAACCCATTTTCTACCACCACAACTCCAAACCTTCATGAATTTGGAACGTTTAATGAGTTCACCTGTTTCTTCATCCTCGGTATCAACTAGTTCTTCGACTACCTCTGTGTATAATTCTTCAGAACGGTCACTTAGATACCAACATACTGGATTTACGTCTTGTTCTAATACAAAGCCTTCCTTACTATACACTTCACCCAACATCCATTCGTTTTCGGTATACGCAACCAACCTAGATGGATTAAATGTATCAATAAACGCATTCAACAATCTTTTAGTGCCGCCGACAACGTCAGTGTGATATGTGTATCGTGAAATAGTTACATCGTCTGCAATATGGAAAGACATGACAGATACTAACATACCAGAAAAGAAAAGTCCATAACTAATTTCAGAGTCAGTGGCATCAAGTACATTGAATAAAGTATGAAATCTATTGGCTTCGTGTTCAGAAATAATTCGAATATCACATTCATTTGCAAGTGCAGTCATCGTATTCAACCCAAGTGAGTTGATTAACTCCAATTGAACTTGTTCTCGTTTAGCTTTCCATACACTCGAAAATAACGTAATTAACTTAATACCGCGTTCTTCGCTTACTTTAAACTTATCATAGTGATATGATTCCGTAATATGCGGAACCTCAGTATGATGCCAAAACACACCATTATACTCAATGGCGACTTTCAAATCAGGCAGGTATATGTCGATTTCTTTTCGATTACCCAATAACTTTCTTGAATTACGAATGATACTGGTAATACCCAACGATTCCAAGAATCTAACAACTTCTAATTCTTCTGAACTTTGAAATGGGCTTCTAAGTTCAAGCCTATTTAAATGGCGGCAAACCGTAGATGTTGTTACCAGTAATAAACTTGCAATTTCTGGAATTGTATAGTTGTTCACTAAGAATTCCATCATATCCCTATCATACAATGTTAGGTAATTTTGATTATTGTACTTGTCAGCCCAATACTGAGGATTGTATTTTTCAGCACGAGTTTTCAAGGTTTGTTCCATGTTATTGTAATTCTCGTTTCCATGATTCAATAACTTGGTTGCTTTGTTCTTAGCGGTTGCTTCTGCTACTTTTTCGTCATCTGCATAAAATGCAGCATGCGCATCTTTAGCTTTTTTGATTTGCCCAATGTTACTAACATTATGATCGCGTAAGTTGGTAGCTTCACGCTTTGCGTTTATTTCCTGTTTACGTTCAGGTGAATAAGATTGCTTATCATCTGATACTTTCTTACTAACAATTGCACTCGCACACTTGCATTTTCCAGTTTTACCACATTTCTTATATCCATCGACAAATGACTCAAACTTGTACTTATTTCCTATTGGACAAATGTGTGGTTCGTTACGTAAGAATTGATACATCTTTTCAGGGAATTCAACACCATGGCATTTCGTTATCACTTCCACTAGATCTGGGTGTCGATGTTTAACTACCTTCACCAAGTGTTTACTGGATGTTGTTGCTGCCAAGTGTCTTAGCTTATCTTTTAGTTGTTCAATTACTTCTTCTGTCGTATCGGTCATGATTAAATATCCTCGGTGTGATTATTCGCAGTTTTGTTTGCGTGATTAGTGATCCACTTTTGTTTAAATTCGTCTACTTGCATTGGTCCATTTGCTTGGTATCTATCTTGCATAGTATTCATTCTAGTTTCATTCATCTTATCTAGTTTGTCTTGATCTTTCCAAACTTCTTTCATTTTAGATGAATGCGCTTTTCCTTTAGCTGGACAAGTATTCTCACAGTATTTACGATAACCATCTTTGAATGAAATGTACGATGCAACTTTACCACATGGACATTTACTAGGCATTTCATTGGTTACTATACACCTAACAGTTTCACTTGTATTACGTGTACCTAACATATCCTTAACTCCTTGTACATATAAGGCCATATCTGGATTTGATTTTAACGTAGAATCAAATGTACTAGCTCGTTGTTTATCAGCCATTTCAATAATTCTTTCTTTCATAGTAGTCATTGGTTTTCCTTTGTAGGTTTAGTTTTATTGAAGTATATCTCTAGTATTTCAAGATGTCAACCATTATTTTTCAATTATTTTTCAATTATTTTTTAGGTAGGCAACAAAAAAGCACCCGAAGGTGCTTTAGTGTAATAAAAACAATAAGATACGTTCTTAGAAGAATGATGCTTGTGCAACAGTAACTTTGCCCAAATAGTCGGCAGAATTTCCCAAAGAGCTCGAAGTATTGGTGAGTTCCGCGTAACCGTAACGGGTAAGAAAAGAAACGCAGGGTTCGAAGGTATTTGGGTCAAGTACCACGCCGCTTGACATCAAGGGGATGTATGGGCAGAAGAAAGCAGCCGAATCAGTTTCGGTCGTACCTTTATAACCGATCAATACATCGTCGTTAGCTGCGTATGTATTAACATAAATCTTCATTGCACTGTTCAATGTACCAACAAATTTAGTATTGGTTGGCGCTTCGAAAGTACCTTCAGTAGTACGAGCAAATGCTGAAGTAGTAGCTGATTGTAAAATGGTTAAAGCAGTTGGTGAAACAACAGCCCAGTTACCAGCACCACGACGTGTGCGTTGTGCGATAGTGTTTGCAACTCGGTTGATAGCAACCGCCAATGAAGCATGTTCATCACCAACGAAAGTAGCAACACCAGAAACTTGAGTTTGGTTCCAAGCGATAAGGTTGTTAGTACCAGCTAAAGTTGACAAACTTGACAAGATTTCTTGATCGATCTCAGCAGTGATTTCTTGTGCTAATGCAGCCATGATTTCTGCTTCGATATCAATACCTTGTTGAGCTTGTGCATCTTGTGCAGCTTCGAAAGTCCAACGTGCTGACAATTTACGTGATTTTGCTTCAACTGTTTGTTTCAAGATTTGGATGCTTAGTTTGTTACCGGCTACCGCTTCTTTTGCTGCAGTTGCATCAGCTTTACCGTTAGTGTTACCTGAGTAACCTTCAGCAATTTTGAATGGTGATAATGCTTCGTCACCAGCAGTTGTTGAACCACCAGCTGAACCAGTAAATGAATCAGAATAACGCACACGAAGAGTGTGGATTTGGCCAACAGGACCAGTCATTGGTTGTACACCAACTAATTCATTTGCGATAACAGTCGGCATAACACGACGAATAACTGGTAAGATAACGCGATTTAAAGTAGCAACGTTACCTGCAGAAGTAGCACCTGCAGTTGCAGATTCTGATAATTGTTTGCGGGTATTTTCAAGAACAGTTGACATAACAGTTCTTTTGTTCCCTTGTAAGCCTTCCAAAAGTGCTTCTTTGGTTTCTGACCAACGTGATTCTAATAATTGTGACATATATGTTCTCCTTAAGCTGATAATCCCGCAAGTCTGCGGATGTCTGTGAGTTCGGCAGTCTTTTCACTGAAAGACGGTACCTGTTTGTTACCTGTAATCTCTGTAGATTCTGTAAGAGTTTTACGAGAAGTTCTAGCACCGCTGTCTAAGACGGCAGGTAGGTATTTGTCGTAAGCTGCGTACAGTTTATCTGTTTGTACCGATTCGAGCAGTTCACTCATAACGATTCTTTTGTCGCCAACTAATGGGCCGAGAAGTTCGTTAAGAACGTCTTTGCGTTGAGTTGATTCTTTAAGAACTCGTACTTGAGCTTCTTTGCTTTCAGCGAGTTGTTTAGCTTGTACTACGATTTTTGCTGCTTCTTCCAACTCGATCTCTTTTTGTTGAATGACTTGCATCAATTTAACAGTTTCCGATTTCTCGTTAAGGTGACTAGCTGCGTATTCGCTGGCAAAACTTTCAAAAATTCTGCGACCGAAGTCATTTCTGCGAGCTGATTCGATATCTTCTTTCAGTTGTGTCATTTCTGCACGAAGACCTTTGGTCACGGTGCTTTCGATGATAGCTGCTGAATGAGCAATGAAATCTTTTTTGACTTCTTCGAACTTAGCTTTACTTTCTCTAACTAAACGAACTTTAGTTTCGGCTAAGTCTTTTTTGTCTGTGTGGAAATCTGCGATTTCTTTCGCTAGTGCATCCACGATAAAAGATTCCAATTTAGATATGTTATCTGCAACGGCTCTACGGTCTTCATTAAGTTCGGCAAGTTCTTTGCTAAGGTTTTGCATAACGAAAGATTCCATGGCTTTGGTATCTTTAGCAATTTTCATAGCATATTTTGCTTTTGCTTCGATAAGTCCTTGACGGTCTTCAGCGAAATCTTGAAGTTCAGAAGCTAATTTATCTGAAATCATGTTTTCGACAGCTTCGAGTAAGGAGGCTTTATCGTGCTCATATTTGTGAGCAAATTCTTCACGTAGAGTGGCAGTGACTTGATCACGGTTTTCTTGAATTCGACTTTCCCAAGCGCTTTCAATTTCCGATTTCATATCCTCGGAAATCACATTGTTTTCAAACAATTGTTTTACAAAATCCTGCATGTGATTCTCCTCTCTTGTGTGTATTTAGTTCAGGCCCTTGATGATGCGCATCAAGCTCTCTGAGATGTATTTCTGTGCTTTTGGGTCGCCTTGAACTTCTTGAGCGATACGTAAAGCGGTATTACCACCGGCTGCGTTCATGATATGTTCATAAACGGGAGTTGGGTAGGCACCTGGTGCGCTAGGTTGAGCGACGACATCTACGGTAATGATTTCAAAACCTTGGACATAGCCGTTGTTATCTACATCACCAGACCCTCTACTTGAAACTCCCAGTTTTACACCGGCTTCTAGCATGGTTTCGATAAGTTTACCCATTGGAGTTGGTAAGATTTTAAGTTTACCGTAGCCGTTGGGACCGTCCATCCACATTTTGGTAATCATGTGGCTGACTCTATCGAGGTTAATTCGTAAGTCTGCTGGGTGGTCAACTTCGCCTAAAACTGAGTAGCCACCTGAGATCTGTTCGTTAAGAGTTTTAACAGCTTTACCGATTTCTTGAGAAGAGTAGACCCGTTGGTTTGCATTTTTGATATCGCCTTGAATGCAGATACCGTTAAGATGCAAAGATTTTTGGTCACCTTCATTTGAGTGTTCAAGAACGATATGTGCTTGGTCAAAACTCAGATGTTCAGTTAAGGGAGTTCTCACGTTAGCTTCCTATCGTTTGTTGCGAAATAAGCTAGTTGAGTTCGCGCCATCGTCTGCTTTTTTAGGAGCAGCCGCTTTTTTGAAAGCATCGCCTGCTTTGCCACCTGGAACATTGATGTTACCAGATTTCAAATCTTGTGTTTTAGGGTTAACTAAGCCACCTTGAGTGCCACCTGTATCAGATGTGTCACCTTTTAACAAGTTAGCAGTAGTACCGCCCATGTCATTTTTACCAGCTACGATTGACTTTGCGTTTGCGCCGTTGTCGCCGCCTTTAACAGTACCGATTTTTTCAACATATTCACGAACTGTTTCTAATTCGAAAGATTCGTTTTCGTCTTCAGAGTCATCGAATTCTGTATTCAATTCGTCAGTTGCATCGCCACCGAATTCGTCATCGTTAGCTGCATCTGAACCAGTTAAGCCACGAAGTTCGTCAAATTTAGCTTGTAATTCGTCAACGATTTCATCTAAACTTTGGAAGATTTCTTCTTTAGAACCTTCTTCGCCTTCTTCTTCGTCACCGAATTCTTTTTCGCCGAATTGGTCATCGTCTTCGCCTTCTTCTTCGTCATCGCCGAAGTCGTCATCATTAGCTGATTTACCGAAATCGAATGCTTCTTCGTATTCGTCATCACCAGCTTCGTCGTCAGAGTAAGATTCTTCTAACAAAGATTCGTAAATTTCGCGTGATTTAGCCACAACGTAGTCGTGGAATAATTCTTCCGCTTGTGTTCTGTTTTCATTAACGAGATGTTCTAACATCTCTTCAAGAATGGATGAGTTTGCCATCAGTGTTCTCCTTTGGGGTTTGATAAGTCTGTGTTGATATTTAACGCACTTGAAAAGAATGTATTCAAAATGCTTGTTTTTTGCTTAATTTCGCGGTATATTAGGAAATATGTCGTGAAATTCGCTATAACTAACTGTATTTAAGTTTTTTAAATTGCCGAAGATTTCAGGATTAAACGCGTTATCTTCAACAACTCTGGTAAACTTAATATGTTTAAACTCTTCGATTATCCGTTGTGTTTGGTTAACCCAATTACCGTAATAAGTAGCAGCTTCGTTACTTTTCTTGTAATTGTATGTATCCGCGTAGACATTGTTGAATTTTCCATCGATGCCTTGAAAGTCAAAACCAAGGATGTAGATTTTCAAATGGCCATTGGACGCGGCAAACCAAAGAGCAGTTGGACCTGAGCTCCATCCTTTGTGTGGACTAAAGAAGTTAAGATTCTTTTTAGCCC